TATATATTAATATATAAGGCCTTTTTCTTATCGTGGAAAAATGAGCGACTTAGTTGGGGCGTGTTCCGAGGACAAATAAACCCCCTCCGCCCTTGTCCGTGTAATTGTGTCTATTTTATGCCATATTCTCAAACAATTAACACAATTAACACCATATCCATACTATAACGCCGATAAACCTTAATTTATCAGCGTTATATAAATACTTATTACTCACAAACCCAGTATTTAAGCGGTTTGCAAGCTGTTTAAATTGTGTCTGAATTGTTTACAGCGTTTATCTGCTGTTTATCGGTTAATTGTGTATTGTTTTGGCTCAATTGCTGGCGTATTTCTGCGGCTGTAAGAGGTGTTTTGCTGGTGTTTTCTCTGCTGACGCCGGGCAAGTTCCAAGCAAAATGTCTGTTGAGTATCGCAAGAATTCCAACCGGGTTTTTATTGCCAGTTGCCAATTTATTTGATAAACTTTCCTCACGGAATATGCGCAGTTTTTCCGCGATGTCACAACTTTTTGTACTTAGCTTCTTCTCTTTCGTACCCCAGTCGTATATAGTATCCCTATTAATTCCGGTTAATAAACTAAATCCTATAATACTACATTCTTTATCATATACAGCACATAAATAATAATATATATATAATATATACTCTACTTTATCATAATCATACATATTGAAGTTATTATCCATAATACAATTAGTATTATTTTTATTAATATTCTTATTTAGCTTTAATATACTTTTATCACTGAAAACATATTTATTTATATACATTAATGTAGCATTCCATCTGCTCTGTGGTTCTTTGGTCATATCTTCGATGTTGTGCTCTTCACAAAATTTTGTTAGATATAATTCTATGTCATTCTGGAATATCTCCGGTGTGTCTGGTGTTTCCTGTACTTTCTCCATATATTCCCCTTTCTGCTAGACCTGCTCCAGCTGATTAATTATTATATATACTAATAACATAAAAATAACCCGATAACAATATTAATATTATCGGGTGTAAATCTTATATATTTAATTATTAAAATAATATAGCATAAATATATTATAAAGTCAATTTTGTTTTTGGGCTTGACATAATGTAAAAAGCTGTTTATTATATAAAGCATAAACAATAACAAAAATGTATTGAAATATACTATTTTGTATTTTTAAACAACAACATTGGATGTATTGAAATATACGTTTTTGTATTTCTTAAATAGTAACGTATGACGTAGAAAAAAGAGGGAGTGGCAAGCTCCCCCTTTTAATTTTATCTATCCGATTTTAGAACTCTTTTTTGATTATCTCCAAAGCTTTGTTATATGCCCAGTCTAAACTCTTATACTCGTTTTCTGTGGATATAACAACTTTATCCCCAGTATCAAGAACTTCACCGAAATAGTAATCACATCCGCCAGACTTCTCCGCCTTTGTAGCTATTTTAAATGTATATCCGACAAATTCTTTACCAGCGTTTCTTGTTTCTTCAACAGCGAATAAATGGCTGTCATAATCTGCATATTTTCCCACATTTTTACTTGTAAAGAATTTTGCAAGGCTCTTCATATCCGTTTTATTAGGTTCTCTATTCTTGTTTCTTCTAACTGTTAAATATCTCACAACATCCACCTTTAACCTTTCTTAAAATTCGTATCCCTTCGTTCTTCCCGCTAAAGTAGGGGTAAAATGTGTATTATATTTTTTGTCAAAATCTTGGATATATTTCATTATATCCTTGTCAAATTGTTCCATCACCTTGTCAGTTTCTTCCTCCGCTTCCTCGTATGTCATTCCCTCTAACTCGTAAAGATAATCGTTTGATGTGTCATCATCAAAACTGTAGGTGTATTCTATCCTCGGCAGTCCTGCCTTGCTTAAATAGTCATTAATACTCTCTCCTGTCGAGCAATTGCTTAGCAACTCCCCAATCGTCTCGGCATCACCGGACTCAGCGCAGAAAACACTGCTTCTGTTCCTATGGATATAGTGCCTATCTCCGCACAATCGTGCTATTGCTTGTGCCTGTTCTTCTGTAGCACCATTAAGCACAGCTAATTCAGCATTTTCATAGTTCTTTCGCTGCGCGTAAATCTCTTTGCCTTCGCGTATTTCCTCTTCTGCGATTGGCTTTCTGTTCTCTGCTCCGATTATTTCGTCAAGGCTTGCGTCTATATCAGCAAGTGCCTTTTCTCTGTTAAATCCTAATCCAACAACTTTGTTTAATAATTCGATTGTTTTCATCCTTTCCACCTTCCAGCCTTTCGGCTGCCCTTTCTTTGTTTCTGCCATTATAATAAACCATTTATCGTTTATTGTCAACACTTTTTAAAATCTTTTTTGGTTTATTTTTTCTCTACATATTTAATGATGTTTCCCGGCTGCATATCCAGTAACTCGCATAGCTTTTCAATCGTCTTAATCCCTACCATTTCATTTTTGCGTATCTTCTGTACCGCTGATTGGCTGATTAAGTTCTCTTTTAATATTCGTGTAGAGTTATAGCCACTTTCTTTAAGCGTATCAAGCACATCTATTTTATATACAAGCATAGCTTTGCACCCTCCTTTTATTTTTTATTACATTATATAAAATACATTCTCAAAAGTCAATCGAAAAATAATCTAAAAAAAGTTTATTTTATCTATTGGCTTTAAACTGTTTTTGGTTTATTATAATTACATCAAATGAAGCACGAAAGTGAGGAAAACAATATGATTATAGGAACTTTAACAGATGGAACAAAATGCGTATATGATTTACCAAACAACATAAAGACAGCCGAGGAAATGCAAAGCCTTGTATATGGCTACAACAACGGCAGAATGGCAGAAAGTCAACGACCAGAGCTTTACAATCAGCCTAAATTATTAAGCCTCAACGGTCCGATGTGGAACGGCTGGGGAACTCTTAAAAGCACAGGCGAAACAGTCGCAATTATTCGCTATGAAAAGCCTTGCAGATTTTAGCCGAAACGCTCCGGTTTGGAGCGTCAGCCGCGGGATGGTCTCCCGGCTCTGATGATGGCAGACCGCACAATGAAAGGATGGTTGATTATATGACAATTTATAAAACCACAGATTACTTTAATATTACGAAAGAAGAAGCAAGCAAGATTTGCAATGGATATGATACACGAGAAGAAGCAAAAGTTTTAGATTCTGGACTTGAGCATTTTTTCTTTGAAACCTTAGAATGTCTTACGGAGGAATATAATTCCAAAGAACGCAAGGAATATACTGAGAAAAAAGGCTATGAAGTAATTCTATTTGAATTTGTAGCAGACAATGGCAATCATAATAAATATTGTATGGTATTTAGATAGGAGGGTTAATACTATGACAAACGAAACAGCAGAACAGAAAGAAATAAGAATGTTTAATTTTTATAAAAAGGATTTGGAAAAGCTGGGAAAAGAAAACGGATATATTAGAATGAATGTTATTGAGTACGTTTGCGGCTTTCCAAAAATTAACGCTTTTGAAATGGCTAAGACCTTAAAAGATGACGGATATAATATACTTTTTGATGACTCTAGCATAAGCAGAACAGAGAACGAAAAGAAAAGGCGAAAAGTTGAAAAAATCGCATAATTAGCAAGGTTGGCGCTTCCGGGGTTCGATTCCGCGGCTTGCTAAAATAAAAGAGAGGAAGTACAATGTACTTCCTCTCTTACCATTCAAAATAACACTCACCTAAAATTATACAACAACAAATGTCTTTGTTATAATAGCATATAAAATATAAAAAGTAAAGGAGATTTAAAAAGATGGCAGGATATTATAAAAATCAAATGAGTAACAACGCCGTTTGGGCGTATTCGCAAGGTGAAAAACCTATGTATAAGTGGACTAAAACCACTATTTTAGAAGAAATAGATAACATTTTTTGGCACGCTGATAAAAAAACAGAAATAGATTTTAAAAAAATGACATTAAAAGAATTGAAAGAGAATTTTCTGGTGTGGTCTTCCTGGCATCATACAGGAAAAATTTACAATGAAACAGATTTTTATTGTATAGAAGAAAATGCAGTATTAAACTTTACGGTTAAAGAATTCGATGAAATTATATCTAACAGAAAAAAGAGAACGTATACAAGAAGAACTGCGGCAGAGTTAGAACAGATTAAAGCAGAAAAAGAAAAAGATATATTGCTTACCGAGAGAAGCAAAGAAATTTATAGAAAATTATATATAATTTATATATATAAATCAGATTTAAAAACCTTTAAGGGTTTAATAAACAGGTTTTTGAATGATAAAATAAATATAGAAAAAGATTTTGCCGAAAGTGTAGAAATCGCAAGGCAAAAAGAAGAGCACAGAATAAAATGCTGGCAAGGAGATGTAAACGACTGGCACAACAGAGAAGGAATTGTTGATTTGTATTATAAAGACATAAGTACCTATGTCTTAAAAATGCGAGGAGTGGAAAATTATCAAATTGATAAAAAGCTTTTAAAACAAATAAAAAACAAAATAATGAATTAGCTTTTTAAGGGCGTACAATCTGCGCCCTTTTTGGCTTGCTCTGGTTTGGCTGGTTCGATTCCAGCCGCAAGCACTAAGCGTATATATTTATATGCTTTTCTTTATGTACCTTGAAAAATTAATATAACAATGCTATGCTTATATATAAGGCTTTTACGCCTTTTAGGTGTACAAGTGTACCCAATTGGGGCGGCGTGCGTTCTGGTGGATTCTCCAGAACTAGCGACAGCTTCCACAACTTGCAGAGGCATATTATACCCATTTTATACAACGCTGTCAAAAGCGTTTTAAGTCTGTTTTACTTTGTAGACTTATAAGTCTACATTGACACAATAAAACCGCCGTACAGGGCAAGCCACAAAGCCACAACGTCGAAATTGTAAGCCACAACTACAGCCGCAAAGAATCAGCCATAGACTTTAGCGTGTTAAAGTTCTAAAGTTTTTTATCAATTTTTCAAGGCAAATCTGAACAAAATTGAGGTCAAATTTGGGGAAAAGTTTTCAACCGATTTTTGGATTTCAAAATCACATATGACGGGGGTTTCAAAAATTTCACATTATATTTTATGAGAAAATTTTTTAAATTTTTAAAGTATAATTTGAACGAAATCTGAACCAAATTTTGAGATTTTTTAAAATTGAAATTGTGAATACAAAAAGTCAACCCACGGAGGTAGCAAAAAAGTTGCATTATATTCCGTGGGGTTTAAATTAATCTATAAAAATAATCGGTTTATCGTCATCAAAAAGATTACTAACAACTTCCTGTCCTTTATCCACCAAGTAACAAGGAACTTTTTGGAATCGCCTAAGCCCTTTGATAATTTCATATTTGTTATTAATTCTATATATAGTTCCTACGAAATTACCTTTATTAACAGGAATATAAGATTGCGTATCTAATGGAGCTGATATAGGTTTGTCAAGTTCCTTAAGTTCTACAATATCTACTGCTTCAATCTTGCATAAATCACCATACTCACCTAATGATGGATATACCGGTGGTTTTAGTAACGCATGGTATATATCATCTATGTCACTATCATCAGCTTTGATGTATATAGTTGTATATAAATCAACTAGCATTAGATGATATTTAACTGTACTAACCCAGCCGGTATGGCTTCCGTCTGCATAATCTGTTATAACATCCCAACGCTTAAGCATTTCATCGCTAATTTTGTTGAAATTATAGCCACCGTGCCATTCTTTTTGCACCTTAGTATTATAAATTCCTTTACCAGTAACAAAAAAATCTAATTTATGATACCTTTTCCATTGGCACATTGAATGAATAAACCCATTAACTGTGCTAAATGGTGGCAAAGGGTAGCAATCTGCACCTTTTGGCGCTGATGGATTATTGAATCTAGCCATTTCTTGATACATTTTTAATCTTACAACTCTCATAATAAAACCTCTAAAATAAAATAAGTTGCACCTATACAAAAATGTATCAATGCAACTTTCCACTATGGTTCTATTAAGGTAAAATGATATATTAATTATCAATTGTTTACATCTATTAAATAATAGCATTTTTAAATATTATTGTCAACACAACAACTTTCTGTATAAATTAATGCTTTACTTGCATACTGGCATTGACTTAACTCATATATCAGCAATTCTTTAGTCATAGTCGGATTAGTCTTCTGAACTATCTTTAACAGCTCCTCAATCGTCATATCGCTGTCCTCCTAACTGCCCCTAAAACCATATCAACAATGTCAAATACTTCATCACCATAAGTTGCTACAAAATCACACAATATCTCTTCCTGTTCGATAGGCAAATACACATCATAGGACATACAGATTGCATGGCATACTTCATGTATCAGCACTTTGCGTTGCATAAATCCACGCAAGGCATTTGATAGATAAATTGTATGTGTATTTCTATCAGTTACACCTAAGCTGATTGTGCCGTCTGACCGCTTTAATTCGCCCGAATTTGAATTTTTATATTGCACTTGCCAGATTGTGCCATTGATGCTAAAAATCATCTGTATGCTCCTTTCTGAATAAAACAAAAACCACTAACCGATATTGGCTAGTGGCGTTTGCTTAATGTATTTAATTGTTATGCACTCTTTACACAATAACATATCATCATTTCCTTAATTACCAACTCATAAGCTGGTTTAAGGTCTTTATCGTTGGCAATTACATATAGCTTGTTGATTTTCTTAAGTTCAGACTTTTTAATGTCTGGTCTTTCTTCCAAAGCTCTGCCGACAGCTCTCTGAACTCTATCATCAAGCCTGCAATTTCTTTTCTGCATTAGTCTTTCGTAACTTTCTTTTCTTGCATACGAATATCTCTTATCTCTGGTATCACCTTTGTTAAAGTAAGGACTTTCAGCAATCTTTGTAATGCAAGAATTGACCCATTTCTGGAAGTTCTCAACATCATCTACTCTTTGGAATGTTTCAGCAATAGCATTCTGTGTCTGTTTTACTTCTCTGACTTCTTTTGCAAGTTGCTTCTGTTCAAGCTCATTTCTTGATATTTGCTGTACAAGCAAGTTCATCAGCTTTGTTTGAGGGTCAAGCTGTTCAAGATCAATCACTTTCTGCTTAACTCTTTCCTCAACTGTTGCAAAATATTCTCTTGCCTGTTCCGCTTTTTCTCCGTTACCCTTGACAGACAACTTCTTAGCAAAATGTGCTGTTAGTTTGTAATCATCAGCAAAATTGCCTCTCCCTTGTTCATTCTTCATTGATGAAGAGTAAAAATAATCTTCATTTTCTGCGGCAAATTCATTGTCAATAATGTTTGACTTAACCCACCTTGAGTAATTCTGTGGCGCAAGTTCTAAAAACTGATACAATTTTCTTGCTGTTGTCATTCCCTTATCATCAATTCCTAATTCAACCTCAATGGGTGTCTTGTAGTTCATATCCTGTGTATTACTTATAGTTTCTAATAACATTGTTTATTCCTCCAACTGTTGATGATTATTATTATGCCCAGAATGCTGTTAAATCATCATAGAGGAATAACTCTATAAGCTAGTGCATTTCTTATACTTTGCTAACTCCTCTTCAAGCTCACGGATTTTATTCACCGCTTCATCATATGATTTAACCATTTTGTCATATTGCCATTCTGGAATCATAATTGATTTGAAACTCATTGGTGCTGTCATAATATTTCCTCCTGTGAATAAAGCTGTAATACAGAGATTGTTTCATCTTTTGTATAATCGCTATCTATTTTTTATCGTGCTTTTGGTTATTTTATTTGTATTTTATTTTTTGTTACAATCTCTATATTGTCTGCTTGCAATCCCATTAGAAACATAGTAATATATTTATGTTCCCTGTGGAATTGGCAAGAGTAGTTGTTTATCGTGCTTGGTTACAACTACTCTTTTTCTTTAGCTAAAAGCAGATGTATTCCTCTTCTGATAGCTTCACCTTTTGTGATATCGTGCTGTTCACAATAGATTTTCAGCTTTCTTTCTGTTTCTTCATCAAGTCTGATACTAAATCTACTTGACTTCGGATTATCAGCTTTAGGTCTGCCTGCTGGTGACATAAACATCACTTCCTTTCTTGTCACACCTTTATTATATTTATGTCACACCTTATTGTCAAGCATTATTTTAAAATATTTTTTCACTAGCCAATATTCAGTTATCAATGTGCAAAAACAGGCTATGAATATTGCTACCCATAGCCTTTAGAATCATATCTTAGATACAAGAGTACTTAACTTTGTTCTAAGTAAGTTCTTCTCCTCTGCCGACATATCAGTCACCATACCTGTGATATCGCTTGCGAGTTCCTTAGTGTAGCTGTCAAGTGACTTCATCTTGTGTTCCTTATCTTCTGGTGTATTATTCTTATGCATTTCCTTAGTCTCTGTGTAGTTTCTCTTTGCCCTGTCATAGCCGCTTTCGTTCATTGGCTCTGTATAGTACATCTTGCCATAATCCCTATCCATATCCCTCATACGCTCTACTTCTGGGTACATGTGCATATAAGGTGGCTCTTCATATCCTCTGCGGTATGTTCCTTTGCCTTTTGGGGCAAATCTGCCATTTGCATAGCGGTAGTGGTCGTAGTATCTTCTGTCTGGATAATCTTCGTACTGTTCAAGCATACGCATAATGTCTTCGTTATCTTCTGACTTTTCCATAGCTTCAACAATTCTGTAATCTTTGTCAAAACAAGCTATGTTCTTCGCTATTTCTGTAAAGTCCTTTAAATCGTCAAGGTTTTGTCCTTCAAAATTGTCAATCCCAATTCCGTCAACTTTAGCCTTGACACATTCCATAATCTGTTTAGCCCATTTATGCATAATATCAAGCCTCCCTTACTGCAATCAAATTACTGTTCTGTACTTCAATAGCCTGTGCTGATGTATTCTGCACCGCTACAGTACTGCAACAGCCACAAGGTACATCAACATATGCCTGTGCTGATACATTAAATAAATTTTCAACTGCGGCTGGTGTTACAATCATTCGTGTTGACTGTAAAGGCTCTCCGTCTACTGCAATGGCAAGTGAAATAGCTTCAACTGTACCGCCTGTAGGTATCTGAATGTTGCCAGAATACGATATTAAAAATCTAGCCTTGCACTGATTTGTGATACCTCTTAACTTGACAATTCCACTTCCCTGTCTGTGGACTATACATTTGCTACCGCATACTGGTGTTTCTGTAAATGCAATATCTTCTCCGGCGGCAACTGTTTGTAACGCAATTCCTGTTATTTCCATTATATTTACCTCTCTTTCATAAAAATAAGGGCAAACATTATAGTCTGCCCTTTGATTATAAGTAATACTGCTTAGCAGACATAATCTCCCGAGTTTTCTTTCGAGTTAAACTCGATACTTAACTCGATTAAACCGATTAAAACCAAGAATTAAACCGAGCAAATTTGATTAAGATACTTGATTATTTAATTGTTTAGCAGCCGCATCCTGTATTGCAACCACATCCATAAGCATAAGCATTAGGATTAGGCACAACATAGGCTGGAATAGCTGTAGGATTTACAGAGTTGACAATCTGCTGTGTCTGCGCTGTCATTGCAGTAGTCAGAAGTGCATTCTGTCTATCCTGTGAAGCAGAAAGTTCAAGTCTCTGCACCTTATCTCTCAAATCCGCATTTTCCTTTGCGCATAAGTAATCAAGAATAGCTCTCGTTCCTGCCTGTTGGCTGTCAATAATATCTCTTGTATTATTGTTCATTGTGTTCTGTAAAGCACAAGTGTTAGTAGCCATGTTGTAGTTTACACCCTGAATGGCTTCTCTTGTCTCACAGCAGCAGTTAGCAAGCTGTGACTGTAATGCGTTTGTATTCTGCATATTAGCGACTGTATCAGCGTTAATAGCCTGCTGTATGCCGTAGCCTGTCTGCATGATATTTGTGTTAATGCCATTAAAGCCAGTAAGCATACTGTTGTTCATAGCGTAGAAGCCGTCACAAAGTCCGTTGGAAATGCCATCTAACTTGCTAATAACTGCTGAATTATCAAATCCGCGTTGAATGTCCGCCTGCGTAGCAGCTGTCGCAACATAGCCACCGCCATTGTTACCGCCAAAGCTGCCAAATCCACCATTGCCCCATCCAAAGAGTAATGCGAATACAACGATTATCCAAAGCCATCCACCATCAGCCCATCCGCCGTTATTGCCGTTGCCGTCAATGTTTGCGACTAATGGTACGCTGGCACAATTTGAGTTTGAAAACATATTGTTACCTCCTAAAAATATATTCATAAAGATGTCACCTAGGTAGTTTGCAAAGACATCTAATATGCTGCTAATTACCAAATCTACTTTTTATCTGATTAAATACATCATCTGCATTTAATCCCTTTTCTTTGCATAAATTTCTAGCCATCTGCTCTATTCCTTGCATATTGCCCTGCTGTGCCATCTGCATAGTGTTTTTCATCATAGGATTGCTCATAATCTGATTATTTCCCATCATTTGCTGTATAAACTGTTGCGGACCAGCTTTCATCATCTGAAAAATGTTAATTGGGTTCATTCTTCATCACCGCCTTTGCTTTGTGTTCGTGAAGTTTTTCTTTGTGTTCCTAAAGATTTATCAAATCTATCTTCTAACTGTCCTATTTTCTCTGATAACTCTTCAAACTTATTTAAGAATAGCTGTGTGCTTTCATCTGATAGGGTAAATTTAGCATTTTCTGCATCAGGCATAGAATTTACTGTCTGATTATCTTTAGGGTCTGTATAAGGCTTATACACAATCGTTCTAATTGTTCCGTCAGCATTCCAACCCTTGACATAAATCTTCGACATATCCTGCTTCGGGAAAAATGCCATTGAGCCATCCATAGGCACTTCATTTGCATTAATATTTTCAACCGCCTGTACTATTCTTCCGTTAATGCCTGCTATCTGCTGTGGCATAGGTTGTTGATTTGCTAAGGACATTTGTGTCCCTGCCACTGGCTGTTGTAAGCTCTGCTGATAATTTTGCAAAAAGTTCATTCTATCCGCATATGGATTCTGCATAGACATATAATTATTATTCATCATAGGTGTTGTCTGATAAGGATTGTTTATCATCGTCTACCTCCTCCAAGACTTCTTCAATTGCGTGGATAACAAGAGATAATGTTACTAAGTCAAGTTTCTGCAATTCTTCTTTGCTCAAGATTTTTTCTCTAACTTCATCAGAAAACATTTGCACTACCTCTCTTTCTTAACTTAATTTTGACATAAAAAAAGACGGACTAACCGCCATATAAAAGCCAGTTATCCGCCAAAAATAAGCAAAAAAATAACGCCATTACGGCGTTTGCTAAACTTCTATGATTACTTTCTTGATTACCTCTTTATTTCCTTACAAAAAGACGATGTTCAAAAAATCTCCTTTCATTCAGTGTTTATGCGGGTTTGCAGTGTTTCTTCTCCTTGAAAAAATAGCAGGGGATGAGAGAATCGAACTCCCACCAAAGGTTTTGGAGACCCCTATCATACCATTTGACCAATCCCCTATCTTTAAGGAGAAGGATTGTTCCTTCAAAACTGCACATTAAATATATCATACCATATCTGTCTTTGCAAATACTTTTTCATCCGATTACTCTTAAGAATAACTCTCTTTGTTCTATCCAAACCGTCTTA